AATACGAGCTAGCTCGTATCCGATAACACCTCCGATTACACTAGGAACTACCCAACCGTATCCAGGACGGTAAACATAGTGTCCGCCCCCATGATGCCAACCATCTGCTCGAGCATCTGAGGAATAAGCAAACAGCGCACTCATTGCCAGTATACTAGCAAATATTGAAGTTATAATAAGTTTACTTTTCATGATACTGCTCCTTAAAAAGTATAATACTATTTATTTGGTTTCTTTACGAGCGTTTTTAACTGCTGTAACATCGTTACGAGTTTCTTTGCACAACTTAGCCAAATCTTGGCAATGCTTACGAACACGGGTACCTGCGGCACCTACTTCTTTATCATAAAACTTTTCAAAATCTGCTTCCATTGCTTCGACGATTGCAGTGAATTCTGCATATTTGTTTGTAGCCATTTAATTCTCCTTTAAGGCAAGTACCAAGTACTTATACCTAGTGTACAGTGGTTAAAAATAAATGTCTAGTCAATTGGCAAATACATTTGGAGACCCGGATTGGATCGAGCCGCCATCTGTTGAATCACCTACTCGAGCAATAGCAACGCCACCTACGAACACATTGCTAGATCCTGCGTTAATTGCCGCACTGTGAGGAACGCATAATCTACCCGAATTAATAGTATGCGGAGCAGTTGGATTACCTTTACATTCAATCGGAATGCCGTTGGCATACACGTTAGCACCTAGTCCGGTTGGTCCGATCACAGTGGTGGTACCATCACACCCGTGTCCGGTTGTAGTCGGATCTCCTTGTCTAGCTACAGCTGGCATGATTTATGCTTTGGCCAATTTGATGCCGGTAGTTTGCTGAATATAAGTATCAGCGGCATCTTTCATAGTTGGTGCTAGTACCATAATTGCATTTTTTGTAATAGTAACTTCGCCGTCGGGATCTGTTGTAAACAAAAATGGAACAAGTCCGACACCTTCTTTAGTTGCGGTAAGGCACAATGGTTTTTTGACTTTTACGCCTGTTGGACCATCTTCTACCAATTTAGCAACAATTTCTTCACCAGCAGTAGTTTTAATTGTAACCACTTCACCTTCTGCGATACCTTTTGAAATTAACATATTATACCTTTTCGAAATGTTTCTTGAGTTCTGTGAACCCGCCAATGTAATTATCATCTAAGAATATCTGTGGCAAAGTTCTGGCTGTTGGTACTGCTTCCAACAACTGTTCTTTAGTCCAATCTTTATTAACATTACGTTCTTCGAATTCAATGCCTTTCATTTCTAATAGGGCTTTGGCCTGTACACAAAACGGGCAGGCATTTTTACTCCATACTATTGCTTTCATTTTAATTCCTTTTTACTATTATAAACTAGGTAGTGCATCATAGTCAATAGCTTCACCCATGACTCCAATAACATAATTTGTTGATTCTGATTCTTGTAGGGCAGTTTGTTTCTTGCTAGTATCACTATGTTTATTAAACCATGGGATAGGAGTAGACTTTGGAGCAGTATTTTGATATTTGATTCCAATATCTTTCAACGCACCTGCGGCAGTATAGTCTACGAAGTCTTTAAGGATGTTAGCATTAAGTCCAATTACAGGTCCCATCTTAAACAAATATTCTGCCCATTCTTTTTCTTCACGGATAACATCTGCATACATAGCGTAAACTTCTGCTTCACAATCAATTTTAGCTTGGGCGAAACGATTGTCTTCTTTAACTACTTGATTGATCAAATAGGCAGTCCAACCTTTGTGTAGTAATTCGTCCTGTAGGATCAAACTGATAATGTTGCCATTACCAATAAAAATCTTGTTCTCTACCATAGCAAGACTTGTTGCAAAACTGACCATGAAACGGAAGGCTTCGAGGGCATAACTAGCATTAAGAGCCAACCAAATAGCCTTGATGTGTGTTTGCTCATTGATCTTTTCTCCGGATTCCTTACGACAATTGATAACGTGTAGTGCATCGTAATAGTTGCCTACACTAGATGCCATACTAATGATTTCTTGTGTGTCATGGATAGTGTTAAACACATCCTTAGGTACATTATAGATGTTACGGATTATGTGGCTGTAGCTCTTGCTGTGGATGTTGGTTTCAAAGAATCCCCAGTTATACATTAATGCTTCAACTTCAGGCAACGAACATACTGGTGTAAACACCTGTGTTGGACCACGTCCTTGTAAACTGTCAAGTGCTGTTTGGCGTAATAGATTTGAAGTGAAAATATGCTTAACTGCATCACTCGCATCCTTAAAGTCATTAGCATCTTTAGTTAAGCTAATCTCTTCAGGTTGCCAAAAGAAACCACGTGCAGTTGCTTCAAAGTCTGCAATCTTTTTATATTTAACTTCTTCGAATCGTTGGATGGTTACAGGACCTGCTGGATCCAGAAACATCTTGCGACTGAGATAGTCTGTCTTTGTCTGTAAATTGTATTGTGCTTGGCTCATTAATATTTTCCTGATGCAAGTACTATCTTGCAAATATGTTCTAATCGTTCGATGTGTTCATAGGCACGCCATGGGCTTGTATCAATAGCAACTACTCCGTGGCCTTTAATACCTACAATGTCATAGGCAATGTTGCCATCTCGATCTAGTTCAAGTTTTTCAAAACACTGATCCGCCAGCTCTTGGCTAATAGGAGGAACATCGGGTACATTAGGTGCTACCCGAGTATAACGGTTAAGTTCTGGAAACGCTGAACTGATAGTGCTGAGATCGATACCGGCATGCATGGCGGCAATACAGTATGTAGGATGTACATGAACAATAACTCTGACGTCGTTACTGTGCTGACCCATTTCTTTTTGTAGGCCAAAATGTAGGGGAATCTCTCCACTGGGCTTTAGATTGCTACTAATGTCAGTATAAGCGAGTTCGGTCCAGTTCCATCGTCCCACAGGCTGATACATGATACCAATCTTCTTGAACTGATCGGGTTGTAGTGTCTGCTTGCGAACGCCACTGGGTGTTATGTAAAAGTGATCACGACCGTGATGCCGTATACTTACATTACCATCGCGACTGGTAATCCAGTTTCGTTTATATGCTTCTTGCAATACGTTACATATAGTTTCTAACATTATAGTTTACAAGCCTCACAATCTTCTTGGTCGTCAAAGTCTATTGGCTCTAACATTGTTGGTGTTTCTTCAGCAACTGCCTTACTGCCAGCTTTGTTGATTAGACTATAATAGAATGTCTTTAATCCCCATGCATGTGCCTGCATTAGATTTTTAGCGATCAATGTAGTCGGAACCTTACGATCTGGAAAGTGTGCTGGATTGTAGAATGTGTTTGTACTAATTGATTGATCAACATAGGCCGCAAGTACAGCCGCTGTTTTCAAATAGCCATCACAGTCTTTTTGATCCCACATCATTTGATATTTGTTCTTAAGTTTATGATATTCTGGAACAACTTGTGTAAAGGACCCTGCTTTACTTTCCTTTGTGCTGATTAAGCTCATAGGCATTTCAATTCCATTAGTGCTGTTTATAACAACACTACTGCTTTCAACTGGTGCAATGGCCATTAAAGTCGCATTGCGTACACCATACTGTTTCATGTTAGTACGTAGTGTTTCCCAATCAAGTTCAGGTGTAAAATCAGCTAATTCGTTAACACCGTTAGCACGTAGTTCCCAAGGGAATGTGCCTCGTCCGTAACGTGTGCGTGGGCTGTCAATACAGGCACCACGTTCTTTAGCTAACTCTACTGTTGCTTCTGTTAGATAGTAGGCTTGATGTTCCATCCAACTCTTAACATCTTGTAGTGCATCCTTGTCACCATAGCGTAGGCCACGTTTAGCGTGCCAGTAGGCCAAGTTAGTAACGCCAATACCTAATGGTTGGATTTCGTCATTGCTTAGTTTACTTTGTATACTTAGAAAATCTTGGTAATCAAGTATGTTGCATAGACTACGCTGTAAAATACGGCAAGCACGGCGCATGTCTTCTGGATTACGGAATGCTCCCCAGTTGATTGAACCGAGCGTACAAAGAGCAATGCGGCCAAGAGCATCATCGAGACGCTTGAAAGGACGGGTAGGTAAAAGTATTTCACAGCATAAGTTACTTTGGTAAATTGTATGGTACTCGGGATCAAACGGACCCTGGCTTTGTACATTATCAATGAACACAAGATAGATGCGGCCAGTGTCAGTACGTTCTTTTAGGATGCCGCCTTTGAATACATCTTCAGCGTTCATAGTCTTCTTGCGTAAGTCTGTACGCTTTTCATATTTTACGTATAGTTCTTCAAATTTCTTAGTATCTCGATAAAAGGATTCATACAAGTCAGGTACTTCATTAGGATCAAAGAATGTTATGTTTTCTTTGTTCTTGAAACGTCTCCAGAAAAAGGCGGACAACACAACTCCGTAATCCATATGTCTAACTCGCGTTTCTTCTGTGCCTTGATTATTCTTAAGTACAATAAGATCATCAAACTGATGATGCCAAATAGGATAGAACACAGTAGCACTAGCATTTCTAATACCTCCTTGTGAACATGAACGTAGGTCACCAAACCACTTCTTCAGGAATGGTATCATACCAGTATGCATGATCTCCCCACCTCTGATGGGACTACCTAGTGGACGTAGACGACCAATCTCTAAACCAATGCCTGCACGTTTGCTGGCATACTTGGCCATCATCTCACCAGATGCAAATATAGAATCCAAGTCGTCATCTGAACGGATAAGCACACAGCTACTAAACTGCTTGGTAGGAGTGCCGAGACCGGCAAGCACAGGAGTAGCAAGAGTAAACAAGCCGTCACTCGCGGCAGTGTAGTATTCTTTAATATAACGCATGCGGGCAGTATTGGGTTCTTCTTTATGGAACACTGTTGCAGCCGCAATAATATATCTAATCTGTGGAGTTTCATAAATTTCCTTTGTCGCACGATTGCGTACCAAATATTTTTCAATCAACTGCTCAATGGCCGCATACGAATATGTTTCGTCTTTTTCATGATCTAACATGTCATTCATTCGGTTCCAATCATCTTCGCTGTACCATTCTAACAGTTCAGGAGTATATAACCCTACTTCAACATTTTTCTTAACGATTGTATAGAGGTGAGGAACTTCATATGCACCATATACATCTTTACGCAACATACTCAAACGTTGTTTGCCTGCTACATATTGATAGTTAGTGTGTCCAACATCTTGATTATGTTCTACATCGATCAGATCTACAATAGCTCGCAGTGTAATCTCGTCAATTTCTTGTGTGGTGATACCATCGTAGAAATGTGGTTGGCTCTTGATCTCAATCATCGACTGACTGACATCGGCAATACCTTTACACACTTTAGCCACTTGGGCTTGCCATTTTTCTACTGCTAATGGCTCTCTGCTTCCGCTTCTTTTAATTACTGTAATCTTGGTCATTGTCCGTTACTTTGAAATATTTGATAATGTACTTAATTGCTCTAGGTAGTATTTATTATACTACCTTCCACGTCAAAAAACTATTCGGACATAATGGTTTAGGCGCGAAAATAACTGAATACTCAAAGATGTTTTTCCTTATCATGCTGATAAAGTTAATAATATACGCATTTATAATTTAGGTCTACCAAAACGGTAAAATTATAAATTGCCAGTATATGAGTAGGAGAAAGTTCCAGTATCGCCGTTTAGGTTATTGGTATAGAACACACCAATTGATGTTAGAGCCTGACCATTCGCACCAGTGTAGATATTACTGCTAGCATCTAAGAAGTATGCTTTAAAATCTAAAATGAGTGCAGTAGTGCCACTTACATCTGTTCCTGCGAAGTCATAGTCGTCGCTTAATTGAAGTTGTTTACCATCAATGTCGGCGGCAATAGTCATAACTCCACGGCGAGTAAAGTTATTAGCAGTGCTCTTATAAATGTAATCAATTTTAAAAATAATTGATCCAGCTGGTAAGCCTGATGCTGTTGTTGAGCAAGGCAATCTAAATCCTAATGTTGCGGCATTTGTAATATAGCTGATTGTAAAACTTCTAGAACCTTGTAAGGCGTATGTCCCATGTCAGGATACTTCTGGTACATACTGAGTTGTCAAATTACTTGCAGACAAATCATTTGGTCTGTCACTGCGATCATTTTGACTCGTGTTGCCGTATGTGGCAAAATACACTTGTGGATATTGCGCGGCAACGTTGCCTCCACCATTACATCCTACGTTGGTATACTTGCAATCTCTAGTTGAATTACCTGTGCCTAGTTCAATATAGACAGCTTGTCTGCGAATATTATAAAATTTGCTGTTAAATATTTCTGTTTCACGAGGTCCATACTGCTGTCCAACTGAACCGCCGTCGGCTCCTGCTCCTAGACTGATGCCTTGATATCCGTCTGTAAAATAACAATCTTCAAATGAATTGTTTAAGATATCTTGTTTGGCAAACACACCATAGCTGAAACTAGTAAATTTAATATTTCTAAATATGTTATGTTCGCAGGTTACAAGCGAGCTTACTGCCTGCATTAATATACCGCGACTCAATGCATTGAGACTTGCGTTCCAATCACCTTGTAAGTTTAGATTTTCAAATCTACTGTCTTTAACAGCATCTAATTGTAGGCAAGTATTTTTACCAGTTGGTGTATGGATAGTTAAATCTTTAATTAAAATATTACGTGGCTGTGTTGCACCTAGTGTGCTACCTAGTGTACTTGGTGATCCAGGAGTAGAACTGTCGTTGACAAATTGAATAGCCGCTCCTGCCAATGTAACTGTCAGTGTTGTACTAATAGTAGTTACAGTAGCGGCGGCACTGATAGTAATACTAGTGCCAGGTATTACGCTTACAATAGTTGCTCCGGAAGGGATACCAGCACCAGATATCGTGCCGCCAACCATGTTGCTTGTTCCCTGTACTGATTGTATCACAGCACTGTTAAGCGTAACTGTACCAATTACTGATTTCACTGGGTTATAATAGATAATAGTTTTGTCAGCACCAGCGCCTACTAGGCTTGCATAGCTTGGAATATAGATAGTGCTAGATGTATTAAACTGTCCAGCAGGCATTTGCAATATTACACGTTTAGTAGTAGCGCCAACAGTTCCTGCACTAGCAGGTGCAGTTGGATTTAAAAATAACTGATCGATAGCTCGCTGTATTGCCGCTGTGTCATCAGTTGATCCATCACCAGCAGTTCCAAAATCACTAGTATCTATTTGTTTGTCTAGTACTTGTTGGATAGTTTGAACAACAGGTGCGTTTGCACTAGGTCCAGTTTGTATAGTTGCATCAGTTGCCTTGTAAACATACTGAATAATATTGTAGATATTACCGTTGACAGCAAGGTCATTCTGAGTAATAATTTTAGTATTGCCTACAGCCGGAGCGCCTTCTGAAACTGCGCCATTACCAATAAACAATTCTTGCGTGTCAGTAGTCCAAGCTAGTTCTCCGCTGGCCAACTGCGGTAGGCCTGTGCCACTATTAAGTTTACCACGACGTATCTGGATTCTTGAGATTTGTACAACGGCCATGAAAATATCCTCTTATTGGATATTTATCAGTTTTGTGCGTAGTATTGTTCCACCCTATCCCACCATTTAGCTTCCCAGTAGCTAAAATCCTCGGGTTTCAGTATAAATTCTTGGTAACTAGGTTCACCCCAGACTAAAGGGCTGATTTCAGGCGGTTTAACGCACATAAACACAACACCTTTGCGAATGTTTGTTTTATGTACTTCATTGTGTGCAAGAGCGTAGGCTACCATTTGTAAGTAGTAGTCTTCAATCCATTCTTCTTTCTTAGGCTTGTTAGTCTGCTTATGATCCATAATTGCCGGATCAGCAGAATGAACTCCTACACAGTCTGTGGTGCCTGCATACAATCCTGGATAGTATAAGGGCACTTCCACACCCCATACTTCGTCAACATTTTTGAGTCCGTTTTCAATAATACATTTGGCCATCTTGTGGCTTTGTACTGAGTAAGGATTAGTTCCCGGCTCGTTGATAATGCTAGTTGTGATATAGTCTTCTAGGAACTTGTGCATACGTGTTCCACGGCCGGCGGCCTCAGTAACAATTTCTTGTGCCTTGGCTTCGCCAACACGTTTTTTCCAAGCCATCAAGGCTTCAACTTTTTCTCGAGGTTTAGTCTTGTCTAAGATTGTGGTTACGCTAGGAACTTTGGAACCATCTGGTGTTGCGTATAAACGCTTGCCCTCTACACTTTCCCTACTAATGGGTGTGTAGTTATATCGTTCTATTAATAGTGTCATTAGGTAAGTTTACACTAACTTAATGAAAAATACTAGTTATTTGAACGCTTTGTCTGTAGCACGTTTAGCCATTTGGCCCATTGCATCAGGACCTTTATGACCGTGTGCTGGCACTTCTTTAGCTTTGGTCTTAACAACTAGGCCATGTCCATCAAAACGATCAACTAGTTGTTTAAGCATAGGTTCTTTGTCCCAACGTGCGGCAAATTCATCGTATCCTATTTCAGGATTACCTTGACTGCTTAGGGCTTGATTGATTGCTCTCCAGGTCATTGGAGATTGGATATGCTGTCGATTGGCAGCACTTTGTAAATCCCTTAGTAACATTACCAAGGGATCTACCATTTCACTAATTACTTTTTTTTTGAGTTTAACAAAATGCCTAGTCGACGACTGTAGTCTACTGACTCACGTTTTTCTCTACCAGCTTCTGCTTCTGGAGCAGGTAGTTCTGGAGCAGGTTCTGCACCCATGTCAGGTGCGCCACCTATGTCAGGTGCGCCACCCATGTCTGGAGATCCAGCATCTGGGGTTGGTTCTGCACCCATCGTGTCAGCTTCGCCGCCTGATACAATTGATAGGCCTGAGGTAATGCCTGAACGTGCTTGTTCAATTGCTGAATAGATTTGATCTAATGCAGGCTTTACTGCTTGTTCATATTTTTGTGCGACATCACTGCCAAAGTTTTCTCTTATAGAGTCCATTAATTCTAGCAAGTGCTCTGATTTCATTGCGGCAACATCTTCTAGCCAACCAGTAATTTGGTCAACCATATCTTTTGTAGCCATAATAACTTCTGCTTTCTCGGATTCACCTTCTGCTAGATATAGAATATAGTTTGCTGTATTTTCGTTTAAATCGTAACGTGTTGTTAGTTCTGCTATTAGTTCTGATTGATCACTTTCGCCTAAGCTCATACGATTAATTGCTGAATCAATCCAGCTTTCTGGAACTGAATGATCCATTGCCTTTTTACGGATAGTTGCAAAATAAATTTGTTTGCCTTTGTTTTCACCGTATTGTTTCTTCATAGATTTTTTCATATCTGATTTATCAAACTTAGCCTTTAAATTCTTTTCTTTAGACTTGTCTGCAGGGGTCATTTCACGCTCAAGGATTTCTTGATTAACACAGTCTAACATAAGACGTGTTTTTTGGTAAGCTGGACTTTCGTTCACGCTGTCAAAGCTCTCACTGACTTCAAACTGACTGATTTTTGTACGCAGTTTGTTACGTGCATCTTCTAATTGCACATCGGTAAATTGTTCTAAATTTAGCTTGTAGCCAAATTTCTTACTCAAGCTCTCGTTAAGTGACTGAGCTGTGATTGGTTTTGAAAGATCTCTAATTTGCATGGTTATGTCCCTAAGCTTCTATAAACTATTTATACAAAACACCATCGAAACATCTTGGAAATTTCTTCCTTGTAGTGTGATGATAGGAAAGTGCTGTGTTCGTATCTATTTAAAAGTATCTGATAACGATTAAAATCTTTAGCAGATTTCATATTTTTACCGTAGATTAAACTATCAGTGTAATTTGCCCAATACCGATTGTCTAAGTGTTTGACTGAAAAGTACTTTTCTAGCTTAACTTCGTTATAGTACTTTGCACCCATAAGAGCACTAGTTTTTAAATAGAACTCTTCAATTAAATTCTTAGTGGCAAGATTGAATAGTCCCCAGTTGCCGTTGGCAACTTCTTTGATGTAGTAGTCTTTATAAACTACACTACCATCAGGCTGTATGCTGATGGGCAAAGTCTTTTTTAGATCTTGCTCAAAGGCAGTAACTAGTTCTTGTATAACCTTGGCTTTAGGTTTAAGGCCAGTTTGCTGATTAGATTTTGTTTTATGTGAATGTTTTTTCATTTGCAACTACTTTAGGATCTTCGTGCCCTACTTTAGTTACCAAACTTTTACGGATCATGGCCTGGATTATGAACTGTTCGTGTTCTTCTAGAGCAGATATCTTTACAGGACGCTGTAGTTTTTCTAATAGAGCTTCTTCTTCTCTAGTAGTCCAGATACCAAACTCACCTAACAGTTCGTTGATTTTCATTTTAACGTAGGCCTGCGATCATACGCATCTTTTCTAACATTTGACGATCAGCTTCTGACATTGTTGCAGGGGTTCCCTTTAACTGCTGATTCATCTTACGGTCTTTAATGTTTTGTTGCATCATGCCTTTGTTCTTTTCAAATTCAGCATGTGCATCTGCAACTGCCTGCTCTATTTTTGGAAGACTAGCCTGCATGTCTTTAATACTCTGTAATACACTGGCCTGATCTGCTGGACTAACTTGTGACCATTCGGGACTCTTAGTAAGCTGTGTAAATGAATCAATCATTTGCTTGACAAAATTAAGCATTGCAGGCATGATTTCATTGTCAGCTACATTTATCATGTTGTAAAGTGTTTGATCAACGTCAACCGTACCATCAGGCTCTGCCGCTACTAGTTTATCAATTTGTGCATTTATTTCTGGATCTTTACTACCTAAATCTTTGCTGATAGCATCTTTGAATCCTTTGGCACTATCAAATGAATAGCCCGGACCATCTGTATCTGTAGGAGCCGATGTTGGAGCTGGTTGTGCAGTCAGTTGCCCAATAGTTTGTTGAGCTTGCTGATTAGGATCTGCCGCTTCTTCTTCATATTCATACGTACCCTTGACATGCGGGTGTACAGAAATATCGCGGATAAATTGATCAGTTCCATCTCCGCCTACATCGTGATCTCCCTGAGCAACTAGATCGTGACTCCATTCTTCTTCGCCCTGCTCTTCGCTAGTTTGCTCGCCTGAAGTAGACACTTTCATGCCAGGTTTTAATTGGTTAGGATCAGTAGGTTTGATAGTAATTGTATTAGGCTGTGCTCCTGGAATTAGATCCTTTGTAGCGATTTCTTGATCTTGTCCACCCATATTGACTACAGCCTTGTCTCCGCTAATAGATTTTAGGGTGTCATCTTCACCTAATAGGTCTTTAATCTTCATTGTGTTCTCCAAGGCTTAATTCAGCACTTTCTAGTTTAGTTATGTATTTACGCAATTTGTCTATCTGCCCCCTAGCTCTGAGCAACTTAAATGCTAAGTTTTCTACACTGTCTTCGCCACTGCGCTCTAGTCCCGCTTTACGCAATCTACGTATTTCTTCCATAGTCGCTCTGCAACGTTCTAGATCTTCGCTTCGTATAGCTTGGTTGATTAGGCCGGAAAAGTTACGTGCCTTGCTTTTAATTTCTGTTGGGTGTGTTTTTGGGCGATCAGGGTTGGGCTTGCTTAGCCACTTGTTATCTAATACTGAATAGATTCCAGCTGAATGATGTGGTTGTTTGCTGTCCTGTACATACAGTTCAACAGGGATATCCTTAAGTGTGATATCGTAGGTAAAATTATATTGATTCTTTTTGGCTTGATAGAGCTCTTCACGATCGCCCACATGCTCTACCACTAGATGTAGATCTATATCAGAATACTTGCTGTATCCATAACTGGCGTTGCTACCACTTACAGTAATGTCTTTGAGATTCAACTGATCTACATTTAAAAATTCAGCAAAATGTTTGGCTATTTGTAGTAGTTTATATCGCACTTCACGGCGCAGATGCTCACCGTCCCACAGTAATGGGTTTAGTGTATCGTTATGATGTAGGGGTTGTACAGACAGTTCTTGAACTTGCATTCTGTATTTAACAGAATTAGAGTCCTAAGAACTTTAATATATGTGGAAAGTTAACAGCGTTGATCCAGCCAGTGCCTGCGGCAAAAGCTAGGGCTACCATAGCATACATGGTCCACTTGCTTTTTACTTTTTCTAATTCGCCAATCTTACCAGCTAGTTCATCATGCTGTGCTGTTTGTAGCTCGTTTAGATGATTAGCATGCTCATAATACTTTTCAGCATTAGTGCGATATTCGTCGGTCATTTTATCTAACTGTGCCAGCACAGTTTCTCGTGTTTGATCCAAACAGTCGTGCATTTCTTTGACATCACCTTTGAGGTCAATTAATTTTTCGTTGATGTTTTCAACTTTGGTTTCTAGTACGCTTACACGCTCTGGTAGTGTAGCTAGTTGTGCAACTGCTTCTTTAGTGGCCATTTAGGCTCTCCAATGTTATAAGTCAAGTGCTCGCTCCGAGCCATGTGCCTAATGTATGATTGAATGCCTAAGTGTATAAAATTTGCCTACAGTTTTATTTATAAAGTATTACTAATAATTATAGCACAACATTATTTTTTAAAGAAGCTGATGTTGTTACCTGGTGGTTCTGTAGAGAATACTGCATACTGCTGTTCCATTGCTTCGTTGAGTCCGCTGATGTAGGGTACTAGTACAAAGTCTTCTTTGAGAAATCCGACTGGGTCACCGTTCTTAGCAAATAAATGATCCTGTTCTGTATAAAAATCAAATCGCCACACCCGTATGATATCATCAGTATCGAACCCTACCAGACATCCTGCTACTTCTACTACTTCTGGACTGAATGAGTAACTGATATTGCCTCGAATACCTAGTGTTTGTAATACTGTATTAAAGTTTTGTTCTTGCCAATGCTCTATAGAGCCATTAGGTCTATGTTGCCCGGTGTGCGTGATATCAACAAGTGTATAAAGTTTGTATTCCATCACATATTTAAGCCAACAAAAAAGGACTCCGAAGAGTCCTGATTTGCTTCCCATCCCGAACAGGAATAAACTTAACGTTAATTAAGCGATTGTAACGCCGTTACCTGCACCAACTGTTAACAATGTAACTGTTGCTGTAGCACCTGAAGATTGGTTCAAATGTGCATTTAAGTATGCTACTAATGCTGTTTGAATGGCTGTGTAGCTTGGTGTGCTTGATGCAACGCTTGTACCGTCAGCTAATGTGTCGCCAGAAACAGCAACTAAGAAACCAACTGATCCACCTGGGCCTACCAAGTAAATTTCACCGATAGTTTGTAGTGTACGAACGCAACCAGCAAAGTTAGTAAAACCTGTGTATGTACTAGCTGTTGTTGAGCTGAAGTCAATTGCGGCTGAACCGTTTGATGTAGCTGTTACTTTCAAGAAACGTAGGTTACGTGTACCAAAGTTACTGAAGTTGTTGTCTGTACCGTATGTTTGTTGTGCAGTCATCTTACCATAGTTGGCAGCGACTGTTGTTCCGTATAATGATGGCATAATTTTTCTCCTCGATATGCTTTATCATAAGCCCACCCTCTGCAGGCCTGTGTATAATTATTTAGTGTTTTGGCTTAAAATTGGGCTCAAACGGCTAATTTTTGCGAGATAGCCTTGAACCAATCTAGGTCACTAACGGGAGTTAGCACACGGTTTTCGTGCAGTTCTTTCCAGTTGGCATCTTCACGAGCTTTGGCCAGTAGTGCATCTGCCTCATCTTTAGGCAGTGCTTTAAGAATAGCTTCTACACTGCCTAGATTTTTATGATTGGCATGCGGCCCTATGATGGTCTTAGCGATATAATCTAAGTCATCACTGACAAAATCGCCCTTTTTACCTTCTGGACTACGGGCAAATAAGCCTTGCCAAGCTGACCACATGTAGCCTTTTTGTTTGGCCAGTATGGCCAGCATCAGCTGTTTGTTGACGCCTTTGTATGGACTGCCGTGCGGAATATCATGTGTATGAAACTTGCTGACCTTGTCTGCTTTGGGAGTGACCATTATGTCCACTTGATGAGCATGATGCCCTAGCGGAACACGAACATGCACGTTAATACCGCTTTGGGCTGTTTGGAATCCTTTGCTAGACATGTAGTCGTTAAGTGCTTTACGTGCAGTTTTAGCATCTTTAACTTTAAAATACTCTAGTACTGCGGCTTCATCAACAATGACATCCATATCTCCGCTAGTACGTCCAGGAGTAGGAGTAGCCGCAGACCCAACTGGTATGGCATGGATACCTGCACCAGCGAGTGCATGATTGATTTTATTTAAAATATGATGAACGTCTTTGTGATCAAATGCTTCTGCATCACTAAAAACATTACCACCTTCATTGAGTATCATTTTCTCGGCCTTCTTGTATGCGTTTGATCCCACGCTTAAACTTGGTAGGATCGGCACCCTTGATGCTGTTAATAAAACGGCGCTCTAATTCAGCGGCTGTTTCCAAATCATAGTTTTCGCGTATTAATTTAAGCAAATTAATGGCACTTTCTATAATGTTACTGCCGCGACTTTCGATGACCAAATCGGCATTACGATTAACACCTAGGTCGCTAAGTTCCTGTAATATACTACGAGTTGTTTTGCGCATTTTTATTGTTATGTCTCTAGTGTATTTATTGATATTGTACACGAACTAATTGGCAAAATCAACCTAGAGAATTAATCTAGTTGTAACACTTAGAACACTAAATACTCAGTAGAAACACTGATAACGTTTCTACTGATATTACACATACACTTAAAAGGAACACAAAATGTTAAAAACCATATCAAGCTGGGTCAAAAACCTAGAAAATTCATTCAGTAAACCACAAACTTACGGTAGTGGATTAGAGTACTATATCGTATCGAACAAGCCACAAAATGCCGCAGATGTTGATCGTCTAACCAAAGAATACGAAACTAATAGAAATACATTCTATTGGGCGAGGGGGCTTTAAAATGCGACAATTTATTAAAGACTTCTACGAAATCATTAAGGCAGTACAGCAAGCTCGCGCTGAAGCCATACTCAAAGGTCAACACTGGATTTAATCAATGCTTACTACAGTTCGCCGTGTACTTCCACACGAGTATGCCAAATATCGTACGCACCTTAAATCTCTTGACGCAGAATCTAAGGTATTACGGTTTGGCTATACAGTTAGTGACTACATCATTGACACACTTTGCGATCGGTTTGAAGCCAACCCTCGTAAACATATTCTTTTTGCTATAGAAAACGAGCAATTAGAATTTGTTGCTGTAGGGCATGTTAGCCTAGAAGGCGAGATGGAACTGGCTTTTTCAGTTCTCAAAGAGTATCAAGGACAGGGCATGGGAAACAGGCTGATGAAGCGTTGTATCCAATACTGCCGTACACACAAT